CTTAATTGTGAAAATTGTCAAATCATTGTCATCACAAAACCAATTTGCATCTGGAATGAGTACCTGAATGTATGAAAAATTCTTATAACTTCTAAAAACACGTTTTAAAACACCCGCCTCTTTTACATATCCAAAAACTTGGCCGTCTTCTATTTGGTCAAATTTTGCTTGACTTGACAAACCTCTACGCATCGCACCGACTAATATTTCAAAGTCACCGTTTGCGTTTTGGATATTCTCAAATGAAAATGTGCCAGTGAAATACGATTGAATTCCATCCTGGTAACGGTTTAATTTCTTAGTAGTGGCAAAGAAAAACCCGTTTGCGGTTGTTCCGGACATACATTCAATTGAACCATCAAAAACACCTGCAGACGGTTCTATTACCTGCCAATAAGCATTTGCAACAATGTAAACATCAAAACCCTGCACAGGAATACCTTGCGACCATCGACCTGACAAACTTGGTATGCGTTGTGCAGTTACAAAATTATCACCAAACAAAGTTCCGGCATACTGACCGTTAACAGTGCTAACATCAACATTCTGATTACCGTTTGTATAGCTAGGGAATACAATAGGCACACCCTGCTCGTCAATTACGAGAATCTTTTGAATAGCTTCATCATTTATCTTTGTAGGGTTTGCCATTGGTTTTATCTTTTGTTGTAGCCTCTTTTTTCTGCTTTCTCTTCAGATTTTATCTTTTCAGCTTCGATTTTACCAGGCTTTTCAGTTTCTTTTGTTTCGTTTAACAAAGTTATAACAATTTTCTTATTAAGCCTCAATTGGCTTAACACTTGTTTAACGTTTTGCTCGCTTCCTTCTATTGTTACTTTCATAATGGTATTTATAAGAGGGGGTTGCCCCCCTCATTATTGTTAAGTTCAAATTATGGCTTTTCGATGTCGGCTTTGATTGTGGTCAAATTACCGTAACCAAATGCAAACGGATTGAATACAACGAAAGCTATTTGCTCGTCGGCCATGAAACGCACCTTGTTAGCTATTGCCAGCGTTGCGTCTGAAATGAATTGCAAACCGATAGGTTGATATTCAAAAAGCATGATGTTGGCAGGTGACCATTCACCTACAAAGATATCACCCGCTTTAACAGCGTTGCTTTCAATGACTGGAATACCGCCTATAAACAAGTCCATACCTCTACGCTCTACAGAATAGATGTAACTTTGTGCTGTTGGCATTCCGGTTGTGCCTTTGTCTGTTACTATCAATGTAGCGTCGGCAGGGTTCATCAAAATTCCATCGATGTTTACATCGTAAGACTTCATAAGGCTAATGGCAGCCATTACAGCGTCAACAGTGCCGGCATTATCTATTTTGTCAACCAAATGGTAGTAAGTAACGCCAGTCCATGCGTCAACCAAGTTTGCAGCCTCTGCAACGTAAGCAACATCTAACAGAATTTGGGTATCTGAGTAAACGTTAACGGCAAAAGTAGCATTGTAACCAGCATGAGTAGCGTTTGCAATAGTGATGTTATACCCGTTTACAAGGCCATGAGCAGCTACAAATGTTACTAAAGACTGAGCACCGCCATTGTAAGTTGCAACCGTATCAAAAGCAAGAGCGGCAAAAGTAGGGCCTGTCATTGATATCGAACGGCTGTTATTTTTTATGCCTTTCAAATCGTTACCGGCACCGGAACCATACAAGCAAAGAAAATCTTCTTTGTACAAAATAGCATCCTCCATCAAAGTTGAATATCGTTCGGTTGCCCAATTAGCAGACTGTACAGCGTTGTTTGAAACATCGTTATAGTTACCAAGGCGAGTAACTGAGTCTGTTTGTTCTGAGGTGGTGAAATTTGAAGCGGCTAAATTTCCGTTTTCGGTATTGGTAGAACTGTACTGAGTAACCGAAGTCATTTTATCATAAACGATTTTGATGCCGTCTGTTGCTTGTTTGGCCAAAAGGTCACGAATGTACAATTTTCTGCGGCCAAACTCAGTAGATATAAATTGGCGAATATCTGAAACCATTACCAAACCGGTACGGCCTGAAGTCAATGCATAGTCTTTTTTTACCATGCGAGGCAAAGCAACTGATTTGTTTTGTGAATCGTTTGCAACAAAATTCCTGAAGGCGTCACTTTCAAAACCCTCTTTAATGTAACTTTTCATGGTCAATTCTTTACCATTTTCTTTTTTCACTTCTGATACTTCAGATATTTTTTTGGCGTGTTTTTCGAGAATTTTCTCAAGGTCAGCAACTTTAGCAGATATTTTATTTTCTGCATCGGCATTTGTCACATTTTTCAATGCGCTTTTAACCTCGTTTACAGATGCTTCTAATTCTGCAACGTCACCGGATGCCGCAAATTCTTCTCGCATTTGAGCAATCAGCTCGTTTAATTTACCTTCTATAAAGGCAATCAATTCTTCGTTATTCATAGTCTATTTTAGTTTAAGATTTGTAAATATATTTTTTATCAGATTATTACGAATAATTTGTATATCGTTTTCAGCTTCAAAAACCGCTTTTTGTTCAGTTGGTTTTTGTTGTTTGTTTTCGATTTCTTGTAAAATATCTGATATTATTGACTTCCTAAGTTCAGAATAATCATATTTGTTCAGCATGGTTTGCAAATCCTTAATTTCCAATGTTGGCGTGTTTTCGTTTGCGCCCAGCATCACTGTACTGTATTCGAGTAATTTCCATTCCTTAATTACGTTTGCATTCAATTCCTTGCTGAACTCTGAAAATATTGGAATTGCACCAATTGAATGGTCAAGCGTTCGGCCTTCTTCAGCAAAAAACAGATAATCTGTAAAAATGTCATATACCCAAGGTTTCTGTATATTTAGTTTTGAAACCGCAATCAAATGTTCATCCGTTACATTGAACTCAATAGGCAAACCCATGATTTTTTCCCAATTGTGAAAAGCCAAATGTTTTATTTTGGCCAATTGGTTTTTAATAGTCCGATTGAATGATGTTTTTTCGCTCATGTCCCCATCATGATCGACATTGCCAAACGCATTTACCGCAATTTTCACAATACCTTGCTTAAAATCAATGTCTTCTACCTTTTGCGTATATGTTTTATATCTTACTTGTTCCATTTTATTCGATATTTTTAATTTGTTACTGATGGCAAACCGTTCGGAATTGATAACGATGGCAAAGTAGCTGATATTTTAGGCTCGTTTACTAATTTTCTCGCTTCCGATTCATCAAACCCGCTGTAAACAAGTAGTGAAATAGCAACTTCATAAGTTAATATCTGATATTTTACTTTTTCATTTATCAGTACAACGGTTTCAGAATTGATTTTATTTAGTTCGGCTTTTAGTTTGCGGTCTTCCTGCAAAGCTTCAATTTTTGAAACGTCAGGTTTTAAAACAGCATTATATTTTAACTGATAAATTTCATTCAACGCACCGATAAAAGTGTTAAAAACTGGAATGATACGATTTTCATATACTATTTTCCTAGCAGTTTCATAATTTGAGAATGTGCTGCCTTCCATCTCATTGAGTAGCAATATACTGTGGCCTAAAACATCACACAACGCTATCTTTTCAGCTATACGCATTGTTTTGAAATCAAGTTCTGCAGGGCTTAACGCTGTTTTTATGAATTTTATAGGCGAAGGACTAACGATATATTGAAATTGGCCTTTCAACATTCCGTACTTTTGCATCTCTTTTTGTACGTTTTCCTTATCAACAGCACTAAAGAAAGCAGTATCAATTTTCGGGCTTTCGGGTGAAATAATGCCAATTGCGCCCCGATTGTTTGCAAATACATTCTCACTTTCTGAGATTGCTAGCAGCGTATCCAATGAGTTTTTAAGCGAATTTAAGCGACTGTTGCCCAAAACAGAATCAATAAGATTAACACCACTTTCGTTTATTATCAGTATGTTATCAATATTTAGTTCGCTTGTATATCCGTTTTCAGTATAATTTATTTTCTTGATAACATCTTTTAAACTGGCTGCGTTCAGCATATTTGCAGATTTGCCTTTCATTGAATGCAGTTCTATCTGTATTGCATCGTTCGGTAAAATATAAATATCTGTTTTCTCTATGCCTATCTCAGTACCTTCAAAACCATACGGAACCTTAAAATACAAAAAAACAATGCTATACATGGCAAATTGCTTGTAAAACATCGTTTTAAATTCGTTGCCTGTCTGGTATATGTTCGGGCTTTCGAGTCTGTTAGTTATAGATTGCTTA